AGGGTCTGTAATCTTAAAATAAATCCTGTTAATCCGCCGTGGAATGATACCATCGCCGATTCCCTCAAAGGCATTGCGCTGTGGGCCGCCGAGAGGCCCGCTATAGCTGTCTATAAATGGCTCTATCTTAGCATCCCGTCCCCCAATAATATCGTGCTCCGGATTCCCTTGTATCCACCCCTTTTCAGGATCCCATCCCCAACCAGGCGGTGACCATGAATCTTCAGATGGTACAAACCCTTTACTGTTTCTCCATTTTTCTCCATGTTTCTGAAGCTTATCCTGTATTTCCTTCCCAGGGAGCTTAATGTCGATAACATTCTCTTCACCCTCCTCAAACCGGTGTTCCGATTCCCGTGGAAATCCTGACCAGGCCTCTTTCAATTCCCTCTCCCTATCCCACTCTTGTTTAAGCCAATCTCGCCATCCTTCTTTTTGCGATTCGGACATCTCGTCCCACAACTTACGATCCTCCTTTACCTGGTTGTTCATGTCAGACCAGGTGGGGATATCCTGGTTCAACCCACCGGGATCGACACTTTCCGGTCGACGGACCCCGCCTGGGCTGACTTCACCTCGTTTTAGTCTGCCTATTGCATCAAGCTCTTCATCAGACATCTCTTCCAGAGGGTAGAGCCCAAAGCTCTTAAGCCGATCTCTAAAGCCTTCTGCCTGGATCCTTTCGTCGGCCCTGTGGGCGGGAGTTTGATCTGGCCATGGCAATATATTCCCTGCATCATCAACCATATCAAAGTCAGGCAATGAGATATCTATCGGTAAGCAGGGCCAATGGCCTTGCGGATCTTCAGGGATACTAAAATCATGCTCCCCACTTTCCCCTTCTCTCGGATCTTTACCCTTACAAAATATTCGAGTTTCTGTTCGAATATAATTTTCCGGCGGGCCTCCTGGCTCTCCGGGTAGAGGAAGCTTTAATTCTTCTAACTCTTCCGGGGTTAGAGCAACACCTGGAGTTCCAATTGGAGTGCCGTCTGTAGCGAGTGAACCTGCAGGGGCATGTGTCCGCCAGGCCTTTTTATATACTACCCAGCACTCTGGGTTATAATTCGGCGATTCTCGTGGATCCTCAATACTTATTGCCCATCCTTCCGGTACATCGATCACGGTATCCCAACCAGGGTCCTGAGGTGCCTGTAATAGCCGAGGAAATCTATCCCAATTTTCATCGGATATTCCTTCAATAGTATCATCGCTCGAATACCTACCTCGATCCGGTAAGTACAAAATACCAGTTATACAATCACATGGCGGGGGTGTAGTTGACCAATCAGCCCCAAAATCACGTGGTTTTTCCCATGGAAATGGAGTCGTCACGGTAGTAGTACCTTGCGATGTTATTTCGTTATGATAAGACATTGTTACATTTTTATTTAGGTAGGCGCGTTCCCCCAATCAACCCCCTCGAGGCCCTGGAACCAGTTTGGAGGCCTGGGATCCTCCCATAAATGGTCCCATTTACCCGGACTTAATATTCCATCCGGTGATTCCCAGTCTTCAGGCGTGGAGGGCTTTTCAGGGCATGGCCACCCTACCGGAATCCATTGCAAGAAAAATAGACCATCCCACTTATACCATGGTGGCCCACCTTCGAAAGGATCTCCTTTACCTCTCCAGTTTCGACCTTCTTGGGGTAGAAGCACTCGGATATTTGGATCCAGGCCGGCCATTGGATTAATTCCTCCCTCAAAGATACCAGGGCCCCCGGCCTCTTGGCCTATAACAGGTTTACCAGGACCCTCCCCACCAATAGGCGCTACAGGTGCCCTAGGAACACCTCCTGCGGGAACTGCTGGTGGCATTGCAGTTGCAAACCACCTTTCTATTATTTCCTCTCCAGTAGGTCTTGGTCCCGGGCCCTTACCAGAAAATGGCCAATATGGCTGTTCTGCAACCCCACCTGGAACCGCCTTTCTCCACCCAACTTTGGTCCAGAACCATGGCCATGGAGTAGGGCATGGCTGTTTAGCAAGTGATGGTAGATTTTTAAAATAATCAGGATCTTCTAATTCAGCACCGGTTGGCTCTTTATACTTCGGGGGATCCGGATATCCAGCGTCTCGTAGATACTCTCGCCCAAAACGCTCAGCAGCTCGGCCCTGACCCGCCATTGGTCCAATTTCAACCTCGGGAAGAGCTCCCCGGCCTCGCAGTCGTAGTCTTCCAAGACGACCTCCAATAAGAGGGACATAAGCTCTTGTTAGGTTTTCCCACTTTGTGATCATTGCACGTAAAATTCGAACATTATCCAGAGGCAGCTGCCAAAATGCCATATTTTTTTCAGGAATACCATCAAAAGGCGTTAAGAAATTATCATTATTATTGTTCCAAAACCATTCCCCTTGGTTTAAAGCATTTGGAGAGACTTTTACGCTTGGAGGCGGAGTCGTCGTAACAATTGGCAGTGTTGTAGTTGTACTAGTTGAAGTGGCACAACATTTGCAAACTTCCCACCCTTGACCTTTATCTCCAACTTTTAAATCCTTTACATATAGAATTCTTTGTTGTATTTGCTTTCCTCCAGGACCTTCTCGTGGTTGCCCCATTGATAAAATATCAATAGCCGGGTCTATAGTCCAGTGAGCAGCTATCCACTTGGGATCTATAGCCTTAAAACATATTTCAAATTCTTCATCATCATGATCTCTATCATAATCAACTACTACCGGGTGCTCACCATAATTTGGTTGTACTAGACTAGATACACCTGGTATTGGAGGTGGTTCATCCGGAGGCCCACCGACAATCCTACCATTAATAAAAACAGGAGGCCACTGGCGCTGTCTTTCCGGAAGTGTAGGTATAACCATAGCTCCCCTTTCATCTTGAATTGCATCTCCGGAAACTGTTAACCGTGCCACGAGATCTGGGTCATTCTTATGTTTTAATACTAAGCAGTCATCAGCTATGTTTTTAGGGCATATAGAATTACGGCCTACTGTTGCATTAGGAGGGTAGTTTGGAATTTGCTTTTCTCTGTTTGGATCATCCACGTCAGGGTCCATAACGGTTAGCATTTTAAGCTCTAACCAAATACTCTTATAAGAATTCCACCACACCGTAGCAGCCTGTTCATATCTAGGATATACATTTTGCTTTAAGAATGCATTAGCTTGATCAAATATAGGCGGCCGAGGAAGCGGAATACCGTTCGCATCGAACCTAGGGGCTATCCATTCGGTAAATATATTATAATTTTCTATAGTTTCCGGGTCGGCAAACCACGGGGCATACTCTGGATCATTAACATGCTTCTTAGCTTCATCTATCATCCAATTCCACCAGTTATTATTTCCACCTACCTCAAATTTCTGGAGATTTTCATCCAGTACAAGAGAAGATAGATCTTCTGGATATACTGGTTTAGTACCCGCTCTTAAATGCTTGTTCCAATCTATAGGTTTAAGTGCCCCATTAACAAGTTCCAATCTTTCCCAGTACCAAGAACCTTTAGGATTACAGCAATCCTCCTTCTGTGGTGGCATAGTAGTAGTAGTTAGAAATACATTCTCATCCCACGGTAATCCGGGATCCGGATCCGGGTCAACTTGAGCTTGCCGAGGTCCGGGCGGTATTACGAGACGTTCTCCCAAAGAAGCAACAACCGGGTCAAGATACCAGTGTGGCGCGGGCTTAGTAGCTGAAAATCCCCACCCAGGTGGGGCATTTGGATCTCTGGATTCACGAAAATCAGCATGTAATGGTTTAAGCCCCTTTTGTGCTTTTTTATCTAAAGCTTTGTATTGATCCCATACCGTTACCTGCATTTCAATCTCTTCCCTTCTCCATTTTTCCGCTTCAGTTTCTTGTAATCTAGGATCTTTGGGTGGTGGTTCAGCTGGTTTTGCAGGAAGGTTTTCCTTAACAATGTCTTGCGGAAACCATGGAGAAAGGCCTCCAAATTCTCCTGGTGGAGAAGTTTCATCTACAAGTATTACTGCGGCTTGATTGCGGATACCCTGTGCAGCTAATTTATCGAACATTTCACCTGGAATTAGCTCTTTCCATACTTTTTCTGTTACCAACCACGGTGGACCGTATCTAACATCATCTACATTAAACGCCTGTCTAACTTCATTAGCTACATCTCTACCTCGATCACGTCTTACTCGACCTCGAGGTTGTACAGTTGGCGCTGGCGCAGGACCACACCGTATTTGAATTTCTTCACTAGCCCCACGGCTTTCTATTATTAGTCCCGCATATTGATCATCTCCTACAACATATCTATTAGGATGATACGTCCTGTTAGGAAAATTTTCTTCACTAATTTTTTCCCCACTCTCTGTCCATATTGCTGGTGATATTGCAATTGTATCCAGTAACGCACCGGACTGTCTATCATATACTCTATAAATGGGCCCACCTAGCTCAGCTCCCTCGAGAGTAATATGACAGTCCTTTTCCGCCTTAAATTTAAGTCCTAGTTCTCCGGTGGCCATATTATGCGGCTGTTATGTTAGTAACTGTCGTGATGCTCGTATTAGGATTAGATGAAAGAGGTTCACTAGTTATTGTTTGAGTTAATACGGTCCCACCTTGATAACCTTCTATGTGAAAGTCCTTTAAAAAGAAATTACCGGCACTCAATGCTACGCCACCGGCACCAGGACCAGCTCCATTTGATAGAGGGGTGCAAAAAGAGAATCCACAATATACATTATCAAGCTCGTTGAAATTTGCTATAGTATAACCTAAATTAAATGATGTTACGGGTGTAAAAAGAGTAGTAGTGCTTTCCCGGAAATCTATATGTAATTTACGCCCAAGATTAGCATATCTAAATCTCAGTGTCCTAAAGTCATCTGTAGACAAACTACTAAAAGCTGTATTCATTGAGCTCAATGGTACATTGCATAATACGTTATCTCTAAAATCTCGAATAATAAGAGCCTGTGGATGTGTATTGTAAAAGGAAACACCTGGCCGACTTGCCTTTCCAGATAAAGCGTATAAGCCGGTTGTATCGAAGGCAATTTTTACTATGTGACCACTTAAAGTTGTACTGTCTATTGTTAAAGTTTCAGAATCTTCATTCTGAATTACAGTTCCCCCTTGTGTAGTTATACTTGATCCTTTTGCACCAGATAAAACAAAGGGATCTGAGTCTCCTAGGTATTGACCAGGTAGCGAGGAAATAGGAGATGATAAGGTGGTTAAAAATGTTGTAAACCCCATTTGAGTTTTAGGCCAAGCATTCCCGCTTAAGCTAGTACTCGGAAGCTTATACTGAAAAGACCAAACTATATCATAATTTGAATTAAACCTCTGCTTAGTTTCTATAAAATTATAAAACCGAGCATATGCTGGTAAATTTATTTCAGATAAATCAAAGACGGCCATTACTTATTATATTTAATTCCTCAAATCTTTATAAAAGTACAAGTTAGAGATTTAGTTTTATTTATCCTCGCCTTAAAAACCATTTTGTATCCGAGTTTTGTAAGCTCTCTAAATATAGTGCCAAAATGCTTTTCAGGTATATTAACTAATATACTATTATTACTATCATCTTGTAGGACATAATCAGAGAACTCTTCACATAAAGAGCTACCTTTCCAACCAGAACTGGCCTTCATATGAGTATTTAGTCATTAAACGCTTCTATAATTTTGTTAACCTTTTGAATTATAGTGAGAGTATCAGCATAATCTTCTCTCTCTTCGGTTGTAAAGGTGGTATTGTTCTCTAGAACCTTTTTTATTACTACAAAATCCTCGTAATCGAGACCTTCTACTATTAATTCCTCCATATCATAGTTAGGGTTGATATATTATATATCAACTATGACCACTCAAACATGACTATGCCTTGGGCTACTTTATTTTGACCGCGTTGTATACCAATAGCATCACCTGCTTCAGAACCACCACCTGCACCCGGTGCCCCCATTCCACCCCAATAAGAAGCAGCACCATCTGCTTGTGCATTACTATTATACGTCGGTGTACCGCCACCGGCACCAGATAACACATACCCACCAACTGTATGATTACTAGATGTATCAATAGATCCTTCGCCACGGAACCCGCCGACGAGGCCCCCATTTGATTTGATAATAAGATTACTATCTTTACTAATTGTACTAGCGCCTCCATTTCCGCCTTTGTTTACAGAAGGTTCACCTACTTGAATATCAAATACTGCACCCGGCCAGGCAGATAAATAACCAATTACCGTCGCTGCAGCCCCACCAGATTCATTACCCCCCTGGGCGCCAGCTCCAGTAACATAATATTTTACATAGTGTACACTAGATGGGAATGTAAAAGAAGCTCCACCTACATTTTTATCAAATACCACAACTCCAGGTTGTACGCTTTCTATAACAATATCTCCACTTAATGGGTCAAACTCCACATCAGTTTTTCTTAACAAACTATTAACAGTGCAAGACAGATTTTTTGTAACGGTTAGTGTTGGGCTTGTTATCCCATCCATAGCCTTGATAATAAACATCATTCCGGATGCAGATATACTAGCACCGGTACTACCAGCACTAGCACTTAAGCCATATAACGTACTCGCTTCAGGATCACTATTACCATATACAGCTTTGTTGGTGAGGTCAGGTACTTTAAATGAAGTACCCGATCCACCATATGCATAATGGATTACACCAGATAAGTCCGGGAAATCAGCAGTACCTACTGATCTACCATCACACGGTAACCACCCGTAAGGAACATTTCCAGCAGCTGATACATATGGCACTATAGTACCTACAGGAACTAGTGCTGCAGTAGTGGGAGCTACACCTGAAGTCACAACGCCCGGTACTCCCCAGCTTAATACACCAGCTGCATCAGCACCTAAGAATGAATCTGCAGCAGGTGAAACTCCCGGAAAAGTATAATCAATTTCACTTATTTTAAGTTTAGATGGTAAGGATAAAAAGCTATTAACATTTGTAGTTTTGCGGTAAATAGCATCAACGCTAATAGCAGAACTTAATGTTACTGTATCTGATGCGTCTAACAGTAAAGAATCACCAAGAGCTGAATTACTAATATTACCAGCAGATAACCCACCACCATCAGAAGTTTTTCCTACTCTACCTCGACTCTTACTATCTATAATTAAAGTATTATCAAGCGCACTTAGGCTATTGGCTACGGCTGTCCAATCACCTTGTGAAGAGCCATCATTTGTAGTACATATGTATAGAACATTATCATCATTATCATATACATAGTCACCTATATTTACAGGCGATAGAGAGGTTACATCTCCAGCTGCACCTTTGTACTTATTACCTACTAAAACACCTCCAGCAGTAGTACCGTCCCCAATAAATAACCTCTCTGTATCAGTGGTAAAGCCTAATTCACCACTTTCAAGAGTTATTTGTTGCCTGTCAGCGTCTGTACCGCGCCTAACTAAAAGCTTTAAGAGAGTATTTTCTAAAATTTCTATAGCCATTGTTTTAAATATTTAATTTACCAGTTATATACGGGGATTGCAAATCTATCATACATTTCGTTACTTAAACTGCTTCTAACATCACCAGATAACGCAAATAACATAAAACCAGCTGAACTTAATTGCATAGTAGCTCCGGATGAATCAACCCCAGCATAAGTCTTAATCTGCACGTCTTTATTAAGCTTTTTGGACACTTGATTGGGCTGGCCGTTAAATAGGTCAAAATCACCTACACCTTTAGAGTACCTAATAATGTAGTTATACCCTTGGACTGATAGTACGTGGCTTGCAGTAGATGTTGTAGCACTTAATTTGTAAGTTGTGCTACCCGGTGCTGATGTGTTTGCACCATACATAAATACATCACCACCTGTTAAGTTAGGCACCCTAAACAATGTACCACCGGGATCAGATGCACCATATGCTGTATTCCAATTGGAACCAATTACATCAAATAAATCTTTATATTCATCTAATGCACTGTCATATGCACCACCATCGCAAAGTAAATATCCCGGTGGAATGTTACCAGTTGCACCACTAAATGCCCGGGCATGTGGTAATACTGAGCCAACCGGTACGTCATCTCCAGTACCTTCACCAGACAACCCAGTTGCAGTAACTGTATCAAATATTGAACTTCTTAAAGCTGTAACTATTCCATCAGACACTTCCACATACGGTAATTCTGGAGCTGTGTTAGTGGCTCCTTCATTAGCAGATACACCTGAAGCAATCGATAAAACACCATCAACTAAATTTAATGAGTTGTTAACTTTTTGAAATGTAGCTTCTAATTGTTTAGTTGAGTTATTTAAGTTTAAGCCATTACCGATGGCTGTTGCAGCAAACGTGGAGAATAGTACAGTATTTGTACCTAAATTTTCTAATATAAGAGACCCGTCATCAGCAAAGCTAAAAGTATCCTCATTTATGTGTAATTTAACTGCTAGATCGTCTCCGCCAACAAGACCACTAGAAAGAGCGGAAGTAGCTATCTCTCTTTTCGTTATAGAATTTTGCTTCGGTGTTATTCTAGGTGCAGTTGCATCTGTAGATAACACAAAATATTCATTATTTAAACTTGTTGATATTTCCCCATCCCCCCCAGAAAGGATACCGTTTCCAAAAAATAACCCTTTAAACGATTGTGCATCTAAAGAATTTTTTGCAACTGTTATCCGGCCATCATCGTCAAAACTTATAGTAGGTGTTGTATCTTCTGCTTTAGTGCCAATGTAAGCAAATCCTGATAAATATGATCCCCCGGAGTTATATTCATAAGGAATGGAGGTTAGCATAAACAGAGAACTGTTAGCATATCCAATATCTCCAACTTGAGCTCCGACAACATCTCCTAATGATTGTATTGATGTAAATGTACCTAGCCCGGTATTTCCAACAACGTTGCCCCCAAGCTTAGATCCATCACCAACAAATAGTCTTTTTGTATCTAATGTATAGCCTACTTCACCTTGATCTAAGACAATAGTTTTTCTCTGGGCATCAGTCCCGCGTCTTACTTTTAATTTTACTATAGTAATATCTGCCATGATTGCTTATTATCCTGTTCTTAGCCAAACATAGACACCATACCCAGGAGGTACGTTGTTATGGGCTTTGTTATCTCCTGCTGAAAGTGTATTATATTGAACGCCTCCTTGTTGTTCTCTACCGCCGATAAATTCACCACCTTTAACAACCCCGGTGCGTGGATTATTACTACCTATCACCTTTTCTTCAATTTCGTGACTGTGCTTTGCTAATTCATCTACAGATAATACATGACTGTATTCTCCGTTATTCTCACCAGCAACATAAGTACCAACAGTTTCATTTATATCTGTTCCAGATCCTACGCCTACCAAAAATCGTCCTTGTGATATTAATTCCCATGTTGTATTAGCCATGGTATCCCCGGGGTTTGTATCATCAAAAGTTAATTTAATAGAATTAACTGGGAAAAATGCATCTAGCCACTGAATCGGTGTTGCAGGCCCTTCAGGTTGAACATAATTGTTAACAACCACTCTTGTACCACTCAAAGAAATTCCTGTACCATGCCCTGCACCATCGTATACCCCATTTAGTGTATTAGGTGGAGTACTAAGATCAGCTCCACTTAAATGAAGAATAGAGGTATATGAATCAGATATAAATTGATCTTCTAGACTTTCTCCCATAACATTATTTATACAACTTACTCAAAATACTATCTATTGTTTTAATGTATCCTAAAATGGTGGCGGGCACCAGTATTTCCTCTTTGATCGAGTAAACTCTCCTGTTCCATCCGGCTCGAAATCCTTCCGCACCAACCATGCAGTCTGTTCTCTGGGCGCGCCTCCTGGTTTACCAGATGTCTGTACACCCATCCGCCTAAATTTTGTAACTTTACCCTGCCACCCCGGGCAACATTTACATTCTTCCCACATTGATGGGCCCGAAGGCGATTTTTGATCTTTATAGTTATATGTACCTCCAGCTGCAGTCGGGGGAACAAAAAACCAATTTTTAACATCAGCTTCTTTTCCTGGTCTTACTCTATAGCACTTACACTTTTTAACGTCATGAATTTTTTCCTTCCCGAGATTTGGTACTATTCCTTTGTTATTCATCACTCCTCGAGCGTCTTGACGCCATTCTTCATCTTTACACCACCCTACTACCACACCTCTTAAATTTACGTTAGCTAGATCATCGTTAAATTGATCATTACTATATCCTCTATTACCTACAGCATTTTGCTCACCAGCTGTCGGAAATCGCTTTGATGCAGCAAGACTCGCTAGCCAAGTATCACACCATACCTGGCTCCTTACTGGAACCACGGTCCCTCGTTTCGGATTAAACATGTTAATTTGTACATTCCATGGGGGACACACCCACCAGTATGTAACCGGATTGCAGCAAAGAATACCACCAAATTCACCACTCTCTAGCTCTCCTTGCCCAGACGGTCTAGTCGATGGTTGTTGTGGGTCAGGTTGTGGTTCATCCCCGGGCCCTCCTCCTATCTGTGGATCAGGTTGTGGCTCATCCCCAGGTTCCCCTTCTATCTCTGCTCTTTTTTTCTCCTCTTCTTCCGCCTCTTTATTTCTATCTCTAAGCCATTTCTCGTGCTCCTTCATATCCGGATTCGCCCCGCCACCGGGTTTAGTTTCAATTGGCTTATCCTCTGACCCTGGCTTTGGCTCTGTTGGCTTTGGCTCTGTTGGCTTTGGCTCTGTTGGCTTTGGCTCTGTCGGTTTCGCCGGAGCCGGGGGTCTAGATACTTTTGGTCGCCAATCTTTTTCAGGACAACAAGGACACTTAATCCATAAAAATCTATATGGCTGATTAGCAAATTGTGCACGCCGACCGGGGTAAGAGCTAGCAGGATCACGGCTTTGAGCAGCTTTGAGCTGGTGAATACCAGAACTCCCCTCCATGGCTTTTGGATTTATCTTCCAGCAACCCTCCCAGGTGTGTACGACCATATTCTTTGGAGGTTTTTCCGGGTTAATATTATTTTCTGTAAATATATTATTTTTTTCATCACCCCACCACCAATCACCAGGCTTCCATCCTGGAATTAATCGGAACAACGTACCTTTATCGCGACCGGCTGGAACTTTATCATTCGGCCCATATTTAGATAAAACATTTGGAGTACAACAGTCCTCGGGTGCAGGTGTAGTTGTGGTTGTACTATAAGGGACAGGCGTTGTCGTGGTTGTACTAAATGGAGTAGGAGTAGTTGTAGTAGTAGTAGTTGTATTTTCAACCGACGGACCATCATAGGGCATACTCATAGGGCTTGGTGTGGTTACATCGTGATAAGACATTATTACACTCCCCCCTCTCTAACATTATTTATATCCCGTACAACTGCAGTTCCGTCATCGTTGTGCTGGACCTCAATCATATCTCCGTTACTATCTACGTAATTAACTGTCATAGAGGTTACAGCAGTTATCTCATCTGTTGGAGGATTAATAACCCTATTCATAATATCTTTTTGAAATTCATAAATTTTGCTAAAGACGCGCCAGACTGTATTATAGTTTACTTCTTCATTTTCATGAAATTCAAGATCTCTAAAATTTATTGGAATGTCTTTAGGACTCGTATACCCCCCTAAAACAGACACACCGTCAATTACTTTAGGCACAGGAATAATATTAACGTTATAAAATATATTAAGCGCGTCTTTTATAATAGCTTGAAGCTCGCTATTTAATGATATACCTAAGCTTGATTCTACGCCAATTCCTTTGTTGTAGTTGTGTACTAGATCTAAAGGTACAAAATTATTATATAAAAGTTGCTTAGAAGATGATAAGTATATCCTACCGATATTATGTAATAGGGTATATATTTCACCTTCATATTCCCCGTATAAAAAATTAATATTGTTAAAATAATTAGATGGTAAATTATTTGTGTTCCACTTTAATTGCGAGCTTTCAGGTTTTTGATTAAATTCACCCCATTTATTTTCACGTGGGTACAAAAGACTATCTCTAGATCCGAAACTAGCAGGGCCACCGGGATTAGATATAAAGCTAGTAATTACATTTCCGTTATCTGTTAACACAAATACATTGGAATCGTAACTTGAGAACTTTATACTAATATTCTGTACAGGGCAGAGATTGTAATTAGCGGAGCTTTTTTGATACCTAACTATATAACCTACAAAACCAGCTACTGGGGTTGTCAATTCTGGATGGTCTCTTCTGTACAATGTTTCATCCTGAGGCGCAAAGAACGTGTTATTAGGATCCAGATCTTGAAGATTTTCAGAATCTAAGCGATATAAATTAAGTGTATCGCAAATACCGTCGACACTAGTTACTACTATAATGCTATCATCTACATCATTTATATCAAACGCTATTATTTGCTCGGAATTGGAAACCGTATTAACTATACCAAAAATCTCACTGGAAGATATTTCACTTAATACAATCTGCTTACGCCCACCTGCACCAATTATGTATCCCTTTAAGGTGTTACCGATTCGTATTTTACCGTCTGTAATTCTTTCCTCGATTGTAATTTTATCTTTTAACTGTAAATTTCCGGTGGTGATATAAGAATTAGCGTCATATACCTTTATGCAATAAGTTTCTGCTACCTGGCCTAATTCGGCAGCCTCTTTATTGACCTCTTTCATTTCTAACTGTATTGTAGAAAGATCTGTCAAACTCATAAAGCTCTCCATTGTTAAACAAGGCATATAACCACCCTCACCGTCGTGAGCATGGTAGCCACCGCAGCCTATTAATGCAGCTACGTCTGTAGCTTCTTCTGGTGTATCAAACGTACTAGGTCGCGACCCGTCAGCTAAATCGCTACGTACCTGTAACTGATCTCGCTTCATGGCTAGCTCATTTGATTGGGTTACTTGATCAGGCAGTAGTTCAATTTCTTCATCCATATTACCAAATGGAGTAAAATTATTATCTGTCATTTGCACAACATTGTATAAAATCTTAGCATGATCATTGTACAAGAGAGCAGATGCGGCTTCGAATTCACCTTGCTTAATGCTTTTTAGTGAACCGTTTTTTGCAAAAGTACCACTAAGAGTTTGTGAACCTGCAGTAGTAGTAGTCAGATATTTAAAAGATTTATCACCATTAACAATAAGAGCACTATCTACTGTATTATCTAAATTACTAATTCCCAGTGTTAACTCATTTGTATGGCTAAACGGAACTATTTGCAAAGCATGATTATTATCTTTAGCCAACTTTGTATCGCTATCCTTTGTATCAGTAAATCCAGCTGACACGCCTAGAAAGTAACTAGTATTATCAGTAAATGAATCTTGAAAATTGACCAAATTTAAATTAGAGGTCAAATTTGAACTATATAAATTTAAATTATTATTATTCAGTATACCTAAATTTCTATCTAGAAATGTTTGATCGATTACATTTCTAGGAGAAATTTCTGGTGGTGATACTATATCAGATACTTGCACCGGCGCTGCAGTTCTATCAAATTCTTTTTTAGCTAAGTATGCATTAGTTAGCATAGTATCTTTAATATCTAGCAGAGGTGCAGTTGGAGTTGGAACCTTACCTACAAACGCAGACCCGTTTTGAACATTAAAAAAGCCTGTATAATCTCTACCATTTAAAGTAAATGACTCGCCAGCGGTATATTTAAAATAAGAAATCATTTATAGTCTATAAAATTAATATTATTAATAGTTGTAGTTTCCGGAACAGCGTCCCTAATACTTGTCCATAATAGAGACTTAACCTCGTCAGCAATATTATTGCTATTTATATTTAAATTTTTAATGTTAATATCAACAACATTACTCTTACTTTTTAGATTAGTATTAATAGAATTTATTGTTGCTATAGTATCAGTTAAATTTCTCATTCCACAGGGCAGAGAAATAGTTATGTCCTGAATATCATTTAGGTTTTGATTAAACACAGTTGCTAGCTCAACATCTTTATCTACAGGGGAAAGGGATAAATATACATTTTCAATGTCTCTAGAAGCTGGTAAAGTAGATGTCGTTATGTTGTCTCCATACATAATAAAATTACCGAAAAGTATATTTTTTCCGATCATTTGCTCAACATTTACCTCAAACGAATATATTATTTCCGTGTTTAGATATAGATTAAATGTACCCAGAGAAGCATTAAAAGATAAAATAATATTATTTTTTGCATACGGGTCAATATTAAACAAATAATTAAAATGTGATACTACTTCGGAAGAGTCATCGTATACTTTAAATATGAGCTTAATCTCGTTACCATTTCTCGTCAAAGTAATGCCAGCGTCAATATCATTTCGTTCCGTTTCGATTATGAAATTATCACTGTTATTATCTATAGTAAACCCAAATACAAATCCACCATTATCATTAATTGTACGAAAATAGTTATCAGCTATAGCAGGTTGATTAAAATAATTGTCTGGTATAACTAATGCAAAATCTTCTTTTGTAACTCTTTCGTATTTATATCGTTTGTTAATTTCAAAAACAAAATCGCTCTTTTTATCGAAATATAATCTGTTTATAACTGAGTCCTTTAGCCCGGAATTGGTTTTTAATAAATTTTCAATAACATCATCATAGGTAGCATTATAGGTTCCATTAGCCGACAGTGCTGCACTTAAAGATATAAGATTAGGGTAATAATATCTATCAACCCAGTTTCCTCTTTTCCCCATAGCGCCAGATAACCAGGTACAAAGATAAGTAGCATCTTCGCTTTTAACTCCATCATCTTCTAATCTATACACTCTATCTGATAACCACGGCTGTGTAAAGGGAAACGCGCCACAGTCAGTAAACTTAGTATCATTAATGTTTATTTTCTTAAAGGGTGTTAAGGATGAGGGTGCTGTAAAGTATGTGACACCTGGCCGCACCTTAATGTCGACATTATTGTAGACATAATTTAGGGATAAGGTCTCAGCCTTTTCACTATGAATGTCAGAAAAAATTGAAGTATATCTCCTTAAATCTTGTGCGAAAATAGATGTTGAAGAGGTAGAAAGTAGATTATTAGAAGATGTAAACTCATCGTTGTTATTAGCAATATTTTTTAAATTTATTAAATTAAAATTTTGTGTATTATCGTTGCTAGAACTGTAAAGAATATAATTAGAAGTTAGGTTAAAATCACTCTTAGTGTTATCAATACCCTCGTTTTCACTATTATAAGTTACATACGATGTATTGTATGGTGATGGGATTGTTATTTTAGTTTCTTGGTCTAATTTAATGCTTCTTTGGGTAATAAAAAACTCATTTAATCCACCCGCCGCGTCAGCTGAAGACGTAATATTATTAGCTATAATTTTGGTACCAGTGCTTTGTAAAATATACTTACCGTCACCTTTTGTTGTATATAAATTTAAATAACTGTTATCTAAATATCTAGTAATGTTATATTCTAGGTTGGCTCCAGAGAGAGGAAGTTTATTTTCACCTACAAATAGCACATATCTTGTATTTGGTGGTAAGTTATGAGCTTCAGGTTGATCATCAGATACTACTAAATAATACCGGAAATTGTTGAGTAAAAAAGCTACCCTACACGTAAAATCATCAACTATTGTAATTTCAAATTTGGGTGCTATTTTTTTAGTAGTTAATATTAAAGTTGATCCATAAAATTGAGCATTAAATGTGTCTTCAGTTGCCTTAAAAGGCTCTTCACTAGAAATTTTAAACCCTAAGTAGTTACTACCGGATTGAGAAAAATTTAGAGTAGAAAAGAAATTATTAGGTAAGATAGTAGTTTTATTTGGGCTAGCATCTCCTGTAAAAGAAGTAACGTTATCTAATAATATGTTATTAGAAAGATAAAAATTAGTAAAATTTAAGTTCTTAAAGTCCTCGGCCCCAGATAATGCTGCTATAAAATTAAAACCAAAGTCCCCGTTATATGCTCTCCCGAATTGATCAAGTTCAAGCCCAACTGGTGCTAGATTTGCACGTACAGAGCTTAAAGCGCTTAAACTAGACTTTATTAATGACCCCATTGAATATATTTATGCTGCATATAGATTTAACAGAATTAATGAAGATCTATTATTCTTCGAAGAATCCCTCTGGCGGCTTTCGCTGCGGGCCTTTTCCTTCTTCGAACATTTGATCTACATCCCATTGACCAGGATACGACCCGGTGGCTAGTTTCGTGCAATGCATTAATTGGAAGAGTGTTATTTTCCGAGGTCTTTGCAGGTACAAACTTTCAAGATAAAGATAATATGGAGGGAAAGTAGTTTGCTTATCGCTCTCGGACGGGTTCTCCCAATCCATCGCCCGCCTTCCTAAATGGGGAGTGAAATTCTTACCCCTTGGATTTCCAGGATCACTACCTCTTTTATAGTACTCTCGCGCCCACTTTGGAAATGGTGGGCAGTTTATTTTCTTTTTACCTATCAATTGATCTTCCGGAACCGGCCTTGCGGGATCAGGTTGTGGCTTTATCCTACCCCGCAGCTCCTCTATATTTTCGCGCAAAGTCTTAGGTGGGAGGTCCCAAACACCTTGATCTACTTTCCAAGGGCTCCAGCCCTTCCATGGCTTCGGAACGTTGACACCCGGGTGAAATCCAAATGGACTAGCAAAAATGTTATCCATTTTTCCTGGTGGTCCCCATTCGCCCCACTGCTTAAGCTCCGGATCAAATAGCTCACTGAGAAACTTTCCAGAACCTGTTGAAGAGCGCGCTGCCCTGGGTCCCTGTTTAGCTCTAGACCTCCCGGGAGAGAAAAAGGTCGGTGTTGCATGAGCAGCTGGAACCCTATCCGTAAAAATCTGTTCTGCTTTTTCGGTTGTATTGTCTGTTTGAATAAGATGATTATCTTTTTTTGTTAAAAAGGTAAACCTAGAGCTATTATTTTCATCATTTAATAAATCTATTCCAGTTATTTCCATATCACCAATAGTCTCATAATAACTTTCAGCTCTAACTGTTACTGGCACAGTTAATTTTGTCAGCGCCCCTGTAATGTAGCCTATATTAATTCTTAGAGTCATAGATTTTTTTAGTGCAAAATCTGATGGGTAATATATATGGCTATAGGTTGTATTTAAAAATACTGGAGAAGCATTATTTAAAATTTCTGGGTATATAGATTCAGTCTTATAATCTCGAAAAATTTTAATATCAGGTTCTTCAATAGGTGAGTTATCACCCCAATTAAAGGCAATATAATTAGGAAACACATCTGAGTAAACATCCGTCATGTCTATAGTAAAATTTGTCTGGTCGAACAAATTTATTTCACTATAAGTTTTTTCGTTATCAGGTGATGTAGTAGATATGGAGAAAGTATAAGTGTTCATAGTACTATAGATTGAGTTAAAGCTGACGCACTTACCGGTTCATTACCAGATAACGAGAATGATAAAAAGCGAGTGTCTAAAACATCATCATTATCTAGGAAGAGATAGGTAAAGTTAGAAGTGTTACCTGTATATAGCTCCGTATTAACAAATTCAATTTTATTACTATATTGAAATAGATAATTGAACAGTGACGGAGACTGATTTTGATCTTTAGCCAGGAAGCCTAAATTAAACATTTCATTATCACTACTGTATGTTAGAAGTGGTTTGCTAAATTCTAAGTATTTTACATTATTACCCGTGCATGCAAAAAATGCAGCAGAAGAAATAACAGGGTTATCTGTTGTGGGATATACCTGTGTATTAGTTCCTTTATTATAATTATACTTCCAAATTTCAGGATAAGCTCTGAAAGAAGAAAGGTCATCTATCTGCTCATGTACTAACCTACAATAGAAAATATCATTTCCTACTTTAAATCTGTTACTTAACTTATTATAAAAATCGGAGCTATGTGATAGCGAAATACCCAATGTACGGGGATCAACAAATCCATTATTAGAGTATTCAGTCTTTTCTATAACAAGGTATGAACTAGTTTCTACAAACAGAGTATCGTAAACAATATCAAAATTATTTACTGATGTAGAAAGCTCGTCACAAATTGTGTTGTTGTATTTAGTAGAAATATATGGCAAGGTCTTTGTCATCTCCTGCACTGGTGACAATGTCGGGGAGATAGAAGCATTTTTAATATAAACCTTACCCAGGTGCTTTTCTTTCTTAAAGAAACTTTCTTTGTCTGCAGATATAGTTAAAGTTTCCGTATCAACAAAAACCTGGTCGTTATACACAAACTGTTCTTCGTCAGGTGTAAATTCAAAAATTATATTATCAGTAAATAACCCTCCTTCAAGTTCCTGTACACCGTTTCCGGAATTTCCTTTGCCTCCCGACAACCTTGCATTTAAAGTAAAGTCTCCGGAAGTTGTAGCAAAAGTAGTATCAGATAACGCGCGAATAATTGTACTCTTGCTGATACTTAAAGGGCTACCATCATACTGTGCAACCCCGCCCTCTATCAATTCGGTAAAGTAATAACTACCTCCACCGCCTTCAAAAGACGAGGTAAACGCGCTTAGGTCTGTACTTAATGTACTAGCTAGTTCCTCAGAGTCAGAATATCTAAAATACGCGGCCTCCTTGACGCTACCGTTAATTGGTCTGTTAGGATCTTCGTAGTCTACTTTTGCAAAGTCTGATGGGGTCAGCAGCTCTTGATATGGATTAAAGTACCTGAAGAAAATATTATATGCAGATGTTGGGAAGGTAGCCCAGTTACCAGGTGTATCAGAATTTATTGTACCTTCACCTTTACCGGTCATTCCATTAGTAAAGGTGGAGAGGCCAGATCTTATGGTCTGTGGAAAGGTTGAAGAATCTGCGGTACTGTAATTAAAATTATAACCTTCACCATACAGTGTATCAAAAAATTGATATCCGTTAAAAATAAGGCTTTTTATTCTTGTTGGTGTTTCGTTAATAAAGGTACTTCTGTAGTAGTTGTTGTCTTTTATTAATCCGAAAGTATTTCCAAATAAATCTGTTTTACTATCATCAATATATCCAGCGTCGAATAAAAAGGATAAATCTGTATTAATATTTCTATTTTGGGGTATTTTAGAATTATAACCCACAAACGAAGTACTATTTTTATCCGTGTTTGGCTGGTTTACTGCTAAGCCTTTACTTATATCGTTAATAGCTCTAGATGTATCAATAACGAAAGTAAAAATATTTTGATCATTTGTATAGATATTAGGATCCGGAAAAATATACAGTTCATTAGGGCCATACGCTTCTTTGGTAAAAAACTCTAATCTCTTACTTTGAATAGATACTATGCTAGAATTTGATGGCTTAAAGAATCCTAAATTTCTTTCACTTATTATATCTTGTGAAAATACAGAAGCAGTTGTCGGATATCGCTGATTTAAATAATTTGCTGCTGGCGCGTCTGCTTTAAACAAAACGTTGACTGTAGGCTTACCGTCATCATCGGTTTCCAGATAGTAGTAATCTGTCCCTATGTATTTTTTTGTTTGCTGTCTCTTGTTGTCAAACAGCTCATCTACTTCTTTTAAGATAAGAGGGTCTGTAATATCATCAAAATCAATTTCACCAAATGACTGTAAAATAAGATCAAGATCATCAGTTAAAAATAAATTATCCTCCGGCTGGCCCGCAGGATCATACTCTACAAAGTTGCGCCCATATTCTTCAGGGTCAGGCGTCTGGTTAAAATATTGAGCAAAGTTATCAAAGTACTCTGTAACAGATATAGATAGATCCTTTTTAATAGAATCTATATCGTATTCTATATTACCAGTGCTCCTGTTTTCTAAAAAATTTAAGATTAAGTCGAGAGCTGATTGCTCTAAATTTAGATGTGTACCTTTTAGCTGAGCTTTAACACTAGAAAAGGATAATTTTGTTCTTTTATCAGTATAATAAGATATTATATTTCTAAGCTTACTACTGTAAAAAGAAGCCGCAATTCTTAAATCGTTTTTATCATTAAAATCTATTTGGGATAAAAATTTTCTTTCAGCGTTTGTAGAATAATTTAAAGTAATATCCTTTAAAAAGTCTTTATATTGTTCAATTATTAATTCATTATCACTATGTGACTTTACGGAGGTGATATTGTTCCATCTAGTTAAATATGTAGTATAGAACTGCTGGATAGTATCCGGAGCAAGTAGAGATGCGTCTATATTTTGTATAAACTGCAAGAAAGTAAAAGGCGCATTTCTATCGCTTGCATCCTCTCTACTAACATTAGGATTTGTTATAGATAGATTTACTTCCGGAAATCCGTTTATTATATCACCCATTAAGTATATTTATTACTCAAATAAAGATAGACTACTAAATAGCGTATTAGTAAGTATTCTATCGAAAATATTATTTTTACCTTCTAAGCTGCTCAGTGGAGTATCAAAACTTACACCTGTTTGAGGGTTAACGAAATCTATAATACCGCCTACAACTGTTCCGTCAATATGACTATTATATTCATGAAAGGAATAATACCGGTTAACGGTTCCTATATCATAAGTAGTAGGTAGTGTTAAGGGCCAGCCCCAAGCTGATAAGCTTGTAATTTCGCTTAGACTATATTGAGTAGTACTACCATCTCGTAGCACTACGGTGCTTAGAGGCTGGTAAGTATTTAGCTTAGTATAAGTGCCTCCAAATTTTTCTTTAGCTACAATAGGAGTACCTGCTGTTACAACATAAGTGTATGTGTTAATTTCCGCGCTACTTATATTTTTTCCAAACGTTTCTTTGTCAATATGCCCCATACTAGCAAAATTTTCATTAAATTTATTTCTCGTCCCTCTAAATTTGTTATAGCTTGTGCTTAACAAGTCAATTGTCCGTTTTATTTGTGGTATACCTTCAAATTGAGATCTATTAAATACTAGTCCTGGTTGATTTACCATGTTAGCTAAATTAATTAAACTATTAACATCGCAAAAATCCAAGTCGTTATTGTTTTGTATAAAATTAAATATTTTCTCATACACCGTTTTCCCTAATAATGTATGGCTACTGCTAACGCTACCAAATATAGATCCTAAAAAATCTGTAAAAAATATATTTTCATTTATTAGAATTTCCTGAAATCTTAAATCTTTAATCGTTCGCTCAAAATCAAAATCTTCGTTGTGTTTATATAAATCGTAATAATTCCTTGGGAAGCAACATAGAGAAGCGACACCTGTTAACGTAGTTATAGTCGATGCAAATGAATAATCATTAGAAGCACTTAAGGTTAGTATGGTCGGCGCCGATGAAATATTATCATTAAATGTAAATAGTCCCCTGTACCAGAAATTGGTACTAAAAGTAGATATAAGATGACTTATACTTGAAATAGTATAATATTTTGATGGTACAACACATAGAGGGTGCGCAAGAGAGTGACTGGATGATAATACTTTAAAGTATGGGTTCGGAGTACTCGACAGGGCTTTTACAGCGTAATTGTCGTTATTTTTAGGGGTTAGTATGAACGGTATACCGACACCTTTATACTGTACTGGAGTTATTGAAAAGGAATTTACACCGTCGCCTTCGCTACCTAATCCTGTGGATGTTATCTCTATGTTGCTTAATGATTGACCTGATGTTGACCCCACAAAGGTAGATAAAGTTATACTAAAATTAGTAGAAAAGTTTGCATCTTTACGCCCACCTTTAACTGCCTGGTTTATATTCTCACTGTCCTTTGCAAAAGATAGGTAAATAGGATCGGTCTGTTCTTCTGTTTTAAAATAAAAAATATCTTCCCCGGAAGTACCAACTACAATTGCATCCGGATGCCCTGGTTCACTTGGTACTATTTTAACTGAACTTAAATCAGTTCCAAAGCTAGAAATTCTCGCGTACATATTTGCTGCAGACAGCGCTATGTTTTTAATTTCAACGTACTCAGCCGCAGAAAGATTGGATAGAGTATTTTTTTTATAAAAAGAGTAAAAAGTTTTAAGGTGATTAAATTTATTAGATTCTAAATTAAAGTAGTTATCATATTTACTGCCTGATAATTTAAATGTTATATTTTGATTGTCCTGATAATAAGGGCTTTGTATGTATGCACTTAGTGGGTCAGAAAATTGACCAGCAGATAAGTTTAAATTACTCAGCCGACCTTTTCCGTCAAATCCACCGCCATCCGCACCGGTACTAGTACCAGGGAATTCAATACTAAAAGTGTTTGTTATATAATCATATATATCAACATTAGCACTAGCCGAGGTAAAAACAGAATTATTATTACTATCTCTTAGAGTTACCTTTACATTATAGCGACCCGGGTATTGATACACATGCACAGCGCTCGGACCAAAGCTCGACGTACCGTCGCCCCAATCAAAGGTGGCTGTGTGTATGTCAAACGCGGCAGCTTTAAATGGTGTGTCGGTGGGGATTTTAACTTTAAATAGTAGAGGAGTAATGGGAAGATTATACGATGACAGCACCAACCCTTCTTTTGTTGTTGGTGATTCGTTTTTATAATCTAGAACGTCAAGAGTTGCAAAGTCTGTAGATATATTACTCATCTCTGACAATTATTTGATTTGAAATAGCTAGCGGGGAGTATAAGTATGGGAATTTAAAAAACGGTAGCGTGGTATCTTGATTAACTAATTCAATATCTGTTTCGGGGTAAAGCGGGTTAAAGGATAAAAAGGAAATTCCATTAAACAAATCATTCGTCTCAGGGTTTTGGGTATATATTCTTTTAACTCCCTCGAGTGATAAAATAGAAGATGTTAATGTTGATAGACTTAATTTTTGGCCTAACATATTGTTTTCAGGTAGAAAAAATTGTTTTATAAGATTACCGACTCTGGTACTTAATGTGTGTTTATTTATTTTATTTGTTCTATCTCTAACTACATATAGGTTTGTATTATCTAAAATTGAAGTACTTAGCTCGCCTCCAGGGGTGTAACCTAGCCCATATGCCATGTACACGGGGTCTCTAGGTACTACTTCGTTAGATATCATTTTTTTATCTTGTGTCAAGTCAATCATTAAATTCTTAAACGAGTTGCTTACATATGGCGGAAAAGATTTATCTTCAGTAAGTACAAATTTAGGAACTACAAAAACATTAACGTTATTAAAGTCGCAAGAGTCGGCAAAATTTACCTGATTGATTAATACACGGTTAACTTTATTTGGATCTACGCCCAAATTATAAAAATATTGAATGTATTCATTTATGTATTGTGTATTACTAACAACTTGTATGCTGTTAATAATACTAGGTAGATGCTTAATAAACAGAGCCTCATAATCACTCTCCGTGACTAATCTCATCTGTGAAGAAAATATTTTTGGCGCGTTTTTTCTGATTTGATCGACAGTTTCTGCTTCGGCTAGTGTAGTAGAATTAATTGGATTATTAAAAGTTAATTGTGCACTATTTGCGACAGTAATAAAGGTTGTCTCATCTCTGTTTAAAAAGGTGTCGTTAAATATAGCCCTCTGCCTTGAAGAATCATAAATGAATAACTTATTACCGTTTATTGCATCTTTGCTTATTATTCCTCTCCTATTATCAGACAGTATGTAGTTAATTGCTACTGTGTCTCCCTCAGCGAGCTTCCGTCCGAACGCCCCGTCACCAAATTTGATGTCATAATGCCCGTTTTCATTTAATCTCTTTTCAAATACCCGATCAGCAGGTTTTGAGAGGAACAAGCTCTCCACTTCAGAATATTCATGATATAAGCCATCCCCACGCTCCTGTACATTAACACTTATTGTATTGTCCGCTATAAACCTCTCATCATCTTCATTTACTATGTTATCTACTACAACTGTTAAACCTTCGAATTTTTCTCCCTGGGCAGTATATGCCGGGTACTCAGCTACACCACCTTGATATAATACAACGTTGTCATTGATTGCTTTTATATCTTCAACACCTGCTGCAGTTTTGTTAAAAGTAACGTCATCTAAAAATGTATATTGTATATCGTCGATTAAAAAATAGGAATATTTACGAATAGTGTAATTACCTTTAGCTAAATTTGCTGATGCTACAGCATTAATTGGAACAATAGAAGTTTGCCTACCAGTAGGCTTATAACCAATAAGCTTCACAATTCTGTTCATATTTTCATATAAACTTGCTTGGTCAAAATTTACTTCTGATGCCGTGTTGTTTAAATAAAATAGCAGTACATGATAGGAGTAAGCTATAATATCAATTACAGCTGCTAAGTTACTTCCTTCAAAATTTTGATCTGTAAATTTTTCGTTTTCATTTAATCTTTCTATAATATAGTTTTTTAATGTTAGTGCATCAAACCCTGCATAAGCTTTTTGAGGTAGATTAAAATCCAAGAAATCATTTGATGTGTTCTGATCAGACATAATTAAGAAACAAAGTTATTCGGTTGTGATGGTGTATCCATTATTATTTAATATTGCTCTCTGTGTTGCACCATACATATCTAGAGATTCCACATCGTAATCGATTACGATCTCGTATTGTTGTTGGTCTACGTAGGGTATAATCTGCACATTTTGTAATTGTATTCTAGGTTCCATTTTTGGTAGACGAGATGTTATTATATCTCTAATTTTTGTACTTTGAAAATCATCAATAGGAGAAAATAAAAATTGTCTTAAATTAATACCAAATGTTGGGTTAAGTATTTTCTCACCAGGTGAGGTAATAAGGCAATTCGCTATGCTATTTTGAATACATTGTAGGTCATAAAGACCTTGAACGTCATGTATCTCATGATGTTTTTCAAGCTGGTCACTATAAGATACGCGGTTCTCAATTGGAAATAGTAAATCTTTAAAGACATAGCCTTCGCTTAAAGCAGTATTTTTTGCTTTATCAACTGATAGTTCGTTTAACTTTATACTAGGCATTTTATTATATTTAATACCCCACAGTGGTAAATCGAATTTAAGGAACTATAATATAATTAAAGTATGCATGTCAAAGGTAAAACTGCTGTTGAAGTAGAAATAGAACCTAAAGAACTAGTAAGTGCTCTTAAAAAAGAGTTGTATTCAAGATTAAATCTTCCAGACCCTTCGTATGAGCGAGTATATATTAAGGATGAGCGGTGGGTAAGTCAAAGGTCGGTATATACCACACACTCTTTCGAAATTGAGGAAGATTTAGGACCTGCTATAGAAGATGATATAGAGCTATTTGATGCTTTCCATACAATCGCAGAATTTCTTAGAGATTAAACTTGCATATCTGTGTGATTATCTGCAGAGTTGTATAAATAATATTATGGCAGGTAAAAAATTTGTTAAGTTACATGAGTCTTATATGCGGAGGTATGAGCGAGGAGGATTCCTCGTAGGTGACATTTTTAAGTTTAACGATAATTTCAAGAGTCAAGATAGCTACAAAGCACTTGGTGCCAAAACTCAAGAGCTAATTGACCAAATAATTGATTCAGGGCTCAATATTCAAATTGTCGGAATTAAAGATTCTTCGCCGGCAAGATACCCAGCAAGCAGCCAGACATCTACATTAAATGTTATTTTAAATATAGCATTAGATACCGGCGGTGGTAGATATTCTCATTACTGCTCTATTCCAGGTGACTTAGGGCAATCCGTGCAATATGCTCCTAACCTTGCACCAATTCCTGATGCATTAAAAAGAGCAGATAAAGTTAATATCAAGCCGGAAGAATTTGTAGAAGATGAAGAAAATCTCGCTAACAGAGCTGATCCCGGTGGAACAGAGCCTCATGATTTAGTACCCACAAATAGGTCTCTCCCGAAGAAAAACACCGTAATTCCTTCTGATCCTGCAACACCATCACAAGCGGTAGCTTCTTATACCAATGAGTATCTTGGTGATTTGACTAAGGGGTAATTAAATCTTTTCTAGATTTACAAAACACGCGAACGCGTTTATTTCTTTATCTACAACAAACGCACTCTTATAGAGATGATCTGCAATAATAGCAATCATCTCTTTCTTTTTTATATCTGCAATATTAGCATTGTAGATAAAATCTAGATAGTTGCAAAGTAATGTATCGTAATCACCTTGAAACCTATCTTCATTCTCAATGAGATATCTTCTAGCATCTAAACATTTTTCACTAGCTATTTTTTTGTAAATTGTTTCTAGTAGCTCGTTATCAGTATTAATACTTGTAATGCAAAGCTCTGAGTCAATAATATTCTTTTGAAGTTCGTTGATTGTTTTTCTAAGATCCGGAAAACTCTTTTTAACCAACTGTACAAACTTCTTTTTCTGCTCTTCAGGAACTGTTACACTCTCCTGTTGTAAAATGTTATAGCACCTCTTAACTGCTAAGTCTAAGACTGGCTTAATAATCAGCGACTGACATCTTGACTGCACAGCTGGAATAATCTTATGCTTGTAGTTTGCTGTAATAATAAACCTACAATACTTAGCATATGACTCCATAGTATTACGAAGCGCTGCTTGGGCTTGAGTCGTCAACCCGTCACCCTCGTCTAGAATTACGACCTTAACGCCCCCATCAAAAGATTTAGTCTGTGCAAAGTTAGTAATGTTATGTCTGATCGTATCAATACCAGACTCGTCGGAAGCATTAATATACAAATAATTACATTTTAGAATATCATTAACAATAACTCTTGCTAACGTTGTTTTACCGGTACCGGGATTACCAACAAATAAAAGATTAGGAATTTCATTTTTAAACTCTTTGACTACTCGTAATGTTTCATTATCCAATATAATATCATCTAGCGTCTGCGGACGATATTTTTCTACCCAAATTTTATCAAAATCTACCATAATTATTTACCAGAAGAACCAAAACCTTTAGCACCCCTTTCAGTCTCTTGAATGTCACCCTCTTGTACTTCGACTGTATGATTAGTATATACTACAAATTGCGCAATTCTATCACCAGCTTTGACTTCGTAATCTTTATCTGTAAGATTGTATAGCTTAACACCAGCATCGCCTCTATATCCACTATCAATTATCCCAGGATGTGGTAAAATCCCGTGTTTAAATCCCATACCGGATCTACCCTCTATTTTGATCCAAAACCCCGGGTCAATATGCGCAAACTCTAAACCAACATCTATTACAGCAGACCCACGCGCAGGTATAACTTTATCTACAACCGCCGTTACATCGAGACCTGTATCATCCTTATGGTTTTTACAGGGGAGAACCGCCCTCTCATTAGTTTTCTTAAACTTTAATAACATTACTATATAATAGCGGGGTAATAAAAAAATTCAACTATAGATTAAATATATGTGTAATGGCTAATCACGAATTAGATGAAGCGGTAAACGATATTATTACTCAAATTAAGGGTAGTAAAGAAGCTGTACGGGAAAAGGAAAAAGATGTCCACATCAATAAAGAAAACCTAGAGGAGTTTATTATGAAGTCATCTGGTAAGCTTGTCAGTAAGTCTTTAGAAATTGTAGATAACGTTAACGATTATATTTCATCGGCGCCAGAAAATAGAGATGTTGCGGCTTTAGCAGAAGTAATTAAAGCAACCGCCGGTTCTATAGATACGCTACAAAAATTGCACAGCTCTAATGAAAGAAATGAGACTCAAAAAGAAGTTAAAAAGATGGATGTTCAATCCAAAGAGCGCATTAGTTTAGTCGACAATCAAACTAAGGTTCTTCTTTCCCGAGAAGATATAATGCAAGCTATTGTAGATAAAGATGATAGTGATGTGATAGATGTGTAGGTTAACACTCGTTGATTATACTTTGGGGGTCAGGTTCCCCTTTACCGCTGCCTAATTGACCCTCTACTGTATATAACTTAAATGTAGCATCATCACCCTGTCCTTTATGATCTGGAATCTTTAATTCAAATTTCATCCGTTCATCAGAGACAAATGCGTTTCCAAATAAATCGGTCTCTTTAAAGGTTGTTTCGGTTGTAATTGTTTCTTCGCCAGGATTTTCTCTATCTGCGACGCCAAATTCTCTTACTATATATTCTAAAACTCTAGAAATAGCTTGATTTTCTGATACTGCTTTATTCTTATTAGGATTAAAATAATTTATAGATTTTCTAAACACGCATAAGTTCCAATCATCTCTTCCTATAAAATCATCTACCGCGCTAAGAATTTCAGGTCCGACTCTAATTAGAGTATTATAAAATTCTACATCCTTAACACCTATATTTCCATGAGTTCTATGATTTTGACCATCGTGCTGGAGAACTCTAAGCTCTGGATATAATCCAAAATACTGTAGTAGACCGTCACCATCTTCTGTACCCCAACCTGGAGGGGCTTCAGGATCTTCCACTACATGTGCATCGGGCTGCAACCTCCCTGCTTGTGGGTCAGCAGGATCTCTAACGAACACCACGTTTTCATTGCTTACTCTATATTGAACAAGTTTGTCTATTTGAGGCATTATAATTTCACCTACCCTAAGCGCTTGACTACTGCTATTATATATTCCTTGGACATTTGCTGTATTTTCACCAAGTAAGGTTTTTATAAATTCCGGGCATTTATTATATGTTAGTGCCGCGGCATTTGTGGGGGCCCAGGACCCACCGACGGGTGCAGATGAGTTTGGTCGCGCCTCTCCTCTTAAGATACCGAGTGTAATACTATGATCTCCTATAACACCCATAATATCAGGTGCTTCTTTAAAATTTGCTCGGCCCTCACCACGAGCAGCGTTTGCCAATGGAGCAAAAGGTCCGTTGAGAAGCTGATTAACGTAGTACAGTACTGATTCTGGATCTAGATCATCACCACTATCACTTAAATTAGTAATAAACGTGTCTGCCTGATCAGATCCTAGATGAAAGATTTTTTTAAAGTCCTCTAAAAAATTCTTATCTGCATCCGTGTACTGATCATCAGCTCCGGAACATGGTAATTTAGCTGGGTCTTTAGAATTACCTTTACCGGGCTGGTCTTGAAACGGCCAGCCAATAAGAGCGTCAAATTGACCTACAGTTTTTTCTAAAGGTCTTAATAATTCAACCTTTTTATTAACTATTGGATTACTGTCCTGTAATATATTTATTGCATCTATAGCCATTGCCCTTAACAGTCTCTATTTATATTTTCAACGTTAGAATTCTCTTCAGCCCCGGGGCCAACGTAGACCTTGGTGCAAAATAACGAATTATAATATGAATTATTTACAAATTCATGAGTGCACTTAGTAACCAACCACCGTCCGCATAGCTTAGCGTCGCCGTTAGATGCTTTAGCTAGATTCATTACATCTACAAACATCCCAATACGCCTAGTTACATCTCCAAGTTGGTGAAGCGACAATTCCATATTAAAGAAAGTCATGTTAGCAATCATTTCCGCTTCAGCTAATTTTGCAACTTTATCTAAAGAAAATGGCAAGCTAAAGGTTCTAAACAGTTCTTGCTTTTTAGCAGTATTTAGAGGTAAAAAGGGCTTGGCCTTTCCACCTAATACAGGAAACTGGTCAATCTGTAGCGCCTTTGACCATTTGTCCTTAACGTCTTCTATTCGTATTTCTCTTAACCCGTGCTCCCCCAGCTGAGGGTCGTACCCTGCTACCAGAAAATTCATAAAATATGAATTACTTACAGTTAACATTGGTGTTGTTACACCGCTGCTATGCAGTTGGCTTGTAACAGTACTATTCGTGTTGCTTCCAGTGTTATTAGCATTATCTCCAGGTGTTGCATTTTTTCCAGCGCCATCTGCTGCGACAAACGCCTCCTCAGCATTTGCGTTCTTATATATACTATCCATGCTCCTAAAAACATATTTCATCTTAGCCCTATCCCAGTATAAAAGAGACCTAACATATGTCCCGTCTAAGTCGTTGTAATTTATTTTTACTAAATATTTTACTAGATCAGAATATCTAAAAGAAGTAGGTGGTAAAATATGCTCCGGGAAAAGATCTATTTCATGGTCACCTGACGACCACCCTTCTTCGTCAACCGGTATATTAAATTTTTTAAAAATCCTTAGCAGTATATCTCCAATTAACCCTCTAAATCTTTCACCGTAGGGAATAGGTTCATTTAATTTAAAATAATTTTCATCCAGCACTTGGTAGGTCTTTACACTATTGAGTCGATCTGCCCTTGCTACACTATTTATTTCACCGTCTATTATCAGTGTAAAATCTACTACACCTCCCGCGGCGTCACCTGGTGAAGAATCTTGGGGTCGAAACTTAAGAGTGACTCTATCGTCTCCATCACCCCTGGTTAAATGACCATGTTCTATCGCATTATCTGGATCGATAAGACTTACTGTTCCACGAGAAAAGGGCTCGAAAATATTTTCTTCTATGGTCATTGACCGTATAGCAAGTTTACGCAATTCCCCCGATGACCCACCACTTGAACTTCCGATGGTAAAGTCAGCATCCCATTTATTACCGTCTATTCTCTGCTCAGCCATTAAAAGTGTCTGTTACCAACAGTAGTGTATTGCGTTATTTGCCGGTAAATAATATCTCTACCCGGTGGAAGTAAGTATTTTAATTCTAGCCCACCTTCAGCATAAAATTGCCTATGTAATTGGTCCTTATTTAAGTACCACACCAGCCACCAGCTTTCGATATCACCGTATAATTTATAAGAAATAGTAGTGAAAGGTTCTCTAGACTTAACATGGTATGAAGATAGCAGTGTACTTTGAATATTGGTCGGGAATTCTAATTTGTTAAGAATATTATAAAAATAAAACTGCTTATCGTTTGATAGTGGAAATTTTGGAGACTGTGTATGTAATTTAAAAATACGCTCATATCTACGCAGAGGTAATGCTGACAGCCCCGCTGTCCTTGGCGGAAGGTCATTTAAATATTCTCCTAATTTTCCTGTTAAACTCATTGTTGTGCTTTATCTATTAAAGTAGCATCCTCCATTGTAAGTGATATGAATGAAAACTGACAAGAATATGCCTCTGGGATTAAAACACCGTTCTTCATTTTTCTCGTACCCAGCATCCCAACCGAAAATGAATTACAATATGCCCATTCCATATACCGGTGCCCGGGCACTTTCAACTTCCATACACATGGATAATCAAGTTTAATTCCATGTCGCACTGGTTTATTTAATTTTGCAAAATCATTAATAGCTTTCAGATTCTTCTCTGCCCCTCCGTCTCTGACAGTATTTGATAAAACAAAGCCCACCTCTATCGGCTGGACAGTGTTTGATGCTTGCCAAAATTTAGGAACTTCTATGTACGTACCCGGAGGTCCTTCAGTGTCACCTAAATATACGCCTGTAGTAAACATTTCCTTTGCTTGCTCCCATCCTCCTCTCAAGCTATCGATAGTGTTTCGAATAGAATTTGCTATGTCATCGCCCCATATTTTTGTACCACGGGTTGTTATTTGAGAAAAGGTATCGGCAAATTGATTAGTAAATGAATTAAATGTTGTATTAAAAAACGGCATCCTAACAGTCTCCCCGTCATCTTGGAATGCATATAAGTCCTCTATATACGAATTATCACCTGCTCCAGCTGCTTTAATTGCATTAATAATGCTTTGTTTAAGCTGCGATCCCTCCAGCCGACCGCCATGTAGATGGAGATAGGGGCAATTACCTTTACTAGATGCCGTTGTCCAGTCTAATTGATCAAATCTTATGTCCCCCATACATATATATTTATGTATACAGTATTAAGATACGCAACATGTTACACCATACCCTGTGGAATACCATCACCATTCATGCTATTTGCAGAGTCCCAGTATGACATGCGTCCTGATACTAGCCCGGGCCCTCCTCCGCCACCCATAGGGGGTTGAGACGCGTATGTGTTTGAAGAGGAAGGGTAACGCGCTTGTCTAGGGGCACTTCCACCGGATGCACTGCCACCCCGTGTAATATTTCTAAGACTGCTGGCTATTTCTGAAAGATATCTATTAGAGACATCTATTGACTGCTCTGTCTTGGTCATGTCAGTTGCAGAACTTTGAAATGGAGAATTTGGAAGTGAACTTTGTAGCCCCCCTGTCATCTCGCGTGAGAGTTTGCTTCCTCCCGAGCCAGGCTCCTTGATTAATTTTCCCATATTTTTAATTTCTTTTGGATCATCCGTCGCCCAGTCTTTTAGTTTCTCGAATATCCATCTTCCACCTTCCCATATACCCTTAACTACCATAAATCCCGCTGCCGCCGTCGCTCCGATCCCACTGATTATCTTACCTAACAGTCCCATTTTTTTCTTTACCGTCTGCACTTCCTTTGAAACTTTTCCTGCCGCTTTACCTACAACTGATTTTTGCTTCCTAATAGACGTAGCGCCTTTGGGATCCGCCTCCCATGAACCCTTTAGCTTAGCATAAGTCTTCCAAAATACAGTCGCCTCGTGTGCCAGTTGCCGGTTTGCGTCAGTATTGCTTTGTAAATTTTGACCCATATTAGAAGCCCCACCTTGTAGCGCTTCTAGTTTTCCCATAATATCATCAGCCATACGTATATTTATTCATCAATAACAGAATCAAAGAACAGAGGATTAATAGGTACGGTAACATCATTTACTGTGAGAATTTTTATCTCGTAATCACTTATTTTTTGTATAAATTTGGATATATGGGTATATACATTAAGTGGTAGCTTTTCAATTAATTTTATTTTCTCACTTGTTCTAATTTTTGACATGTCGACAGTATCATCATCAATTTGTAAGCTAGTAATATGCTTTAAAATCTCTAATAAATATACTGTACTAATGTGATCTTTTAGCTCGTCGGTATTTGGCTTAATTTCTTGGCCGTGTGTAGCTAGTAATTTACTCTCTTCCTCCAAGGTAGGAACTCTTAATGTAATCTTTAAATTTTCATGCTCCACTACTTCTTCATCTTTTAGATCAAATGGAACTTTTGATATATTATTTAAAACTTCTTGCAAATCAATATCAGTGTCATCAACATTGAAGCGCGTTCCTAATGCATCTACTCTCATAGTAACGCAAAACGGTATTTTATCATATATTTTTAAGTCAGTAATGCCAGAATTATCTAAAATAATTGTATTAATGGTATGAGTAAAATCTAATGAACCTTTAACACCATCCAGGGTTGATGAAATAATATCTTTTTGCTGCTTTAAATTAAACGGCTTAACGGGTACAGTTGTATTTTTCGATGGTATATATACTTCTACTTGGCCGCTGTCATTAAGTTTATCTAATTTTGAAATAAAATCGGATATGTTTTTACTCATGAGGGTATTTATTTTTATAATTTAGTTTTTCAAGGCAGCATTATGTGCCGCGACGTCTGCTTGGTATAGTTTAAGATAGTGCTCGATATCTTTATACGTAGAATTTACAATAAAATTGCCATCCGGAATTATTTTTAATAAAGTAAATAATAATTCCCTATATTCTCTCTGTGGTACAATGTTAAAAAGGCTTATTAACAGCAAAGAAAAATTATTTGAAAGAATATGCTCTTCGCCTGCTTGTATATTAAGCTTCTTTCTTTCTTCCCACAAATTAACTGTAAGAAAATGCTCATAATTACGCAAATACTCTGTTATAGTGCCGAATAAACTTGTTGGTAGTGTGTTTATAAGTTGAGCAAATTCTTCTTCCGTAAGTTCATTAATTAGTATTTTTTCGTCTCCTATTTGTATACTCTCTATTACAGAGAACATAGAGTCATAATTGCCTAAGTTAAACTGTGTCGGGCAGTTTAATACATACGTCACATCGTTTAATATAAATGTATGCTTAACATCTTCTATATGCTTTACATTAGTTAATATGTAGTCTAAGCTCATTTTTACAGTCCCCTTATCAGTATCTAGAGAGATAAAGTCACTGATACATTCTTTTCGTAGTAGGAGCAATGCTAAAAATTTTTCCACTACATTAAGATCTTTAGTGCATATAAAAGACTCTAAGAACTTAATTGATTTAGGTATAGAGGATTCTCCATACAATGAAAGATATCTTAGATCCTTTAGTAAAATTTCTTTTACTACTACTTCCTTTTTGTTTGGAAGGGTAACAGAAAATTGCATAATAATAGTTATCCCGAGTTACAGCCTCTGCAAGTGTACTTACAGCCCAAAGGAAGCCCCTGGAGCTGTTACGCCCTGCGAGCCGTCTGTATCGAGCTGGCGACATGCAAAGGTAACTGATTTTACTATAAAAGGTTGGGAGCCGTAGTTAGCAGTAAACCCTTCGCAGTGTGTAGGAAATGCATATTTTGCCGAAATGTATTGCCGCGGGCTACCACCATTCTTATATAAAATACAATCAACAGTCCCATCTTGCAGTTTACTTTCTTCTGCTAAGCCCTTATTAGCAATGTCGTTTAGCCACTTCCGCATTGCCCATTCAGGGTCGTTATCATCATCTGTGGCAAAAAAGTTAACTGTGAAAGATCTAGATAAAAAGCTTTCTCTCTCTATAACCCCGTATCCGGGCATCCATCCACCTCTATTTTCCTGTCCAAAATTATCAAACATGGTAACTTCACTGGGTATTGTTACCTCCTGTGCCATCCATCTCTGTGTCGGCTGGGTCGGGGACCCACCACCAGTACTACCTCGAGACACGTCAACGGTCCAAGCAAACGGATAAGGTAACTTACCACTTTGCATAAATTCACTAGCTGGGCCATCTGCCATATTATTATTTAATTACGATAACGTAATTCCGATATGTATTACCGATATTATTCCAGTGTATAATACTGATATGCAAAAGTAACCGAGAAAACAACAACTTCACCGGTACCGTCTGCGATAAGATAGTTTATATCTCCTATTTCTCTTATTTGTGCTCCATGTAGCTTTATTGGTTTGCCGGGACTCGCACCAGTACTACTGTCTTTCGGGCTCTGTGGTTCAAGTAGAACATACTCGCCTTTATCAATACCGGTTATTCCCTTTCCCATTTCATGCGAGGTCCTCGAACCCTTTTCCAGCATCTCCCGAACACTGAGATCACCGGGTACATAAAACTCTACTGTATAAGACCCTGCACTAGGATATAAGGCTCTGCCAGCAAGATGGTATTCATGCCCATAAAAATTTACAGGCATATCTTCAATTACCCGGCCAGGATACGCTGCAGCTCTTGCATATATTAACCCACCGGCCTCATCGTTCAACACTGCACCCTCAACGGTAATGTTTTTTACCCTAAAAAGAAAATCCCGCGCAAGCCCAGTATTGGCAACTGTATTATAAAAAGATTGTGCATCAAGAGCCATATTAATATTTAATATGTACTACCTTTTTAATCATTAAATTGCGTTATGCGCCCATCTCGTAATATTGATAGGCAAAAGTAGCTGTAAATGAAACAATTTCACCGGTACCGTCTGCAATCATATAATCTATATCTCCTATTTCTCTTATTGATGCCCCTTTAAGGGTAATTGTGCTAATTCCTTGGAATTGCTTATTTAATTGCTTAAGAGTAATAGACGCGTTCTGATCGATCCCATAGTTCCCCGCCCCGGCACCCGGTAAAACATCGAACGTAGTTCTAGACATCTGTTCCAAATTATTTCGAAGCGTCGACGACTCGTCGCAATAAAATTCTATTGGATAGCCATCCGATTGTGAGTAGACTGCTCTACCACCTAAATGAAATTCATGCCCACCGTAATTCGCTATTTTATCTTCAATTATTCTACCTGGAACAGATGCTGCGCGAGCCAGTACAAGTTCTCCTTGTTGGATGTTGCCTCCTTGGATCGAAATATCAGTTACTCTAAAGAGAAAATCCCGTGAAAGGCCCTTCTCTGCTACAAATCGATAAAACTCTGAAACCGTTGCTGCCATATTATTATTTAGTCATGGAGATAGTTACTATGCTTCCTCTTCTGCAGGTTCACCAGCGGCTCCAACTGCGCCACCTCCTACTAATTCCTGGAAGGACTGTGTGGTTCTAGTTGCGAAGAACGTTACTAATATAAATTCAGCTGTTCTTACAGGTTTAATATAGATGTCAACTTTAAGTTCATTAGCATCCACTACACCTTCGGGATTGTTTCGCTCATCACAAACAATTAAGTAATCAAAGAGACCACCAGTTACTCTTGCGTTCTCAAAGATTGGAGTCAATGAATTAACAATTCGGGTCCGTGTAAACTCATTGTTAGGTTCAAAAACAAAGTTTCTAGAAGTCTTCTTAGTAGGTCGTTCTAGAGCTAAGAATAGGCGCCTTACATTAATTCTGTCAAATGCACTTGGTTTCTTAAGAAGAGTCTTTTGTCCAAATATTACTTGACCTTGATTTGGGAAGAACGCAACAGGGTTAATATTAGCCTTGTATAATTCATCTCTTTGCTTTTGATTAGGATTAATTGCTATATCAGAAGAGTTAATTGTACCTCGAGCAAATCCTGCCGGTGCGGTCCATGGATTTGCGACGGCATCTGAACGACACATTACTGCGGCCGCAAATCCAGAAAACGGAACCCAGACTTGCTGACCAATCCAATTATCAAAAACTTGAGCCCACTGACCATACACTGCTGCATATGAAGTGTTTTGAGATTCAAACTGATGGCGAATAGGCCATAATACGTCTTGCTGGAAGTTAAGATCTGAATTATCTAGAACTTTTGTTTTTTGTCCAGTTATCAATATAGGCCTTAATACATCTGCTATAAAGATACAATCACCTCTTGTGCCTCCTGCAAGGTATGGTGGCTTGCAGAAGTTATTAAACAAGTTAAACACAGAATTATAATCATTTCTAAGTGATAAAGCATCACCGGAAATATCATTAGATGTTCTTAATCCATTAATAGCTTGTTGCAACGATGTGTCGGTATTAAATTCGTCAAAGTATGTCGTACTTGCAGCACAACTAGCTGCAAAGATTGTACCTAAGCCACCCTCGCATACAATGTCAATATCGTATACTTCGTCGTTTTTAATTCGATCTAATGCTCTTTCAATTTTATTAGGCACCGCGCCAATTTCTTTATCAGAAATTTTAGCATTACTGAAAGCTCCAAGACCAAATATATTACCTGCATCTGGACCAACATCTGCTAACCACCCTTGGGCGCTAGCTCCATAATAGGGGCTACCAAGTGTAGCTGATAGATTAACAAACGTATTGTTATTGAATCCAACTTCGGATCTACCAGCAGCAGTGCTCATATGGTCACCTAAATCACTGTTATATACTCTAATCCATTTCGTAGGATTACCATTACTATCTAGAGCATTACCACCAGATAGTCTGTTTGAAATATTATCATTCACCAATATCTCAACATTTCTAGATCCAGCATCTTTATTTCCTATAAAAAATGAAGTAGCTGGTCCTCCTTGTTGGTCTAACTCTGTTCTATAATAATTTATTGATCCTACTATACCATCTTCAAGTACGTAATCTAATTTAAATGCTTCGTCACCGAAAATAGATTTACGTAATTTATATGTACCTAAACTTAGTACATCTCGGTATTCTGCTCCATTAATTTCATAGTCAGTTAGATTTTCTTGCACTTCTGAAGCACTACTATCTGGACCAGTTTTATAATTTGCTGTGGTTGCAAACTGTAGCGTTGTAGCTGGGATCTTAGTCCACTCACCTCCAGATATAACTGAGGTAACAGTGCCACCGGTGTTATCTAATGTATAAACATTCTTAACACTTGTAAAATTAGAGGCGGGATTTACACTTGCATTATCTGTAAGACCTACATAATATCCTTGGAAAGAGCCATCAATAGTTGTTTGTGATTTGTTTAACACAACCATCCCGGCGCTTCCTAGTGATGATAACACACCAGCAGTTGTATGGGCATTGTTAGTAAGATCCTTAACGCTTCCACCAGTATCACTCCAATCAAATGCAGTACCTTCGACGCAACTCAAATATTGACTCCGGGTTAGTTCAATGTGTAATGGGGCGCCTAATACATAGACACCACTATGAGAAAAGCTTAATGTTGCAATACCGCCATTGAGACCAGAATTTGCACCGGTGTTTTCCACTGCAGTTACAGGGTAAGCCAACGCAGAGTATTTAGACCCGAAGCCGTCGCCTAAGTGTGCACCATATGGTAATCTAGATGCATACACATTAGCAGGTGAATTTAATAATTCGCTAATTGTATGGTGAAAGTACCTTTCTGCAGAAGTAGTAGGGGGGCCAAATATTTGTAATTGTTCCTGTTTAGAAGAAATAAGAAGGACTTCATCTATAGGTCCCTGCTGCGCAAATCCTGTAACATAAACATTGGTCCCGACATTTGAAGTGCTTCCAAGTGTCAGATCTGATTCTCTAATTTCTACTCCCGGTGAGCGGATCGTTCGTTGTGCCATAAAATTATTTATCCTTTTTCCATTAAATAATGTTAAAAATTGTGCTAGTAATAAATTACTTCTGTGTGTAATTGTGAATAAACAAATGTAAAGCCAGATACTATCTCATCAGATTTTTGGTAATCATAGCTTATAGCGTCAATTGACGTGGGGAATGCCTTAGTATATGTAAATTTAATTCTATTATTGTTAAATTCATCTTTACCAAATATTGTTAAATCGGTTTGATAATCTGTAATAGGGAGAGAGCTACCCCCGGGTACATCATAATGACCTTCTTCTTCGTCATGTAATAAATTCAACCATTGATATATAGACCAATAGTTTCTATATTCGTTATCTATATTAAATTTGACATTAACAGGTGGAAAGGGTTCTTTTGAGTGAGAAGATACATAATATGTACTTCCGGAAAATCTAGCAGCAACTCCTGGAACAGCAACTTCCGGCACTGCAGTGCCAAAGATAGAAAATTGCACTGTATCACTAGTAAGATTAGTACCGCCAAATTGTTTGTCGATCCACCTAGTATTCCGACCCCTGAGTGCCGGTGGTATATCAAAAACCAATAGGAATTTATCACCCCTTGATTTATTTAGCATTGATTGCTGGTATGTATTTTCTGCCATCCTTGTTATTATTTATTAATATACTATCGATGAAACGGCACCTGTCCTAATGTTTCGCCTTGCCAATTATCAGGTGGCTTTTCTCCAAGTAATTGAAAGCCAAAGGATTGTAACTCATCCATATCAGCATTTTGCTCTTCACCCATTCCCCAAACTATAGCTGGTAATGAGCGACTATTACCCCCTACGATCTCCTCATCTAGATAAATAGATGTAGGATCTTCAAAATATTGTACACCGAAGTCCATTGGTTCTATTACTAATGGCTTACCCATATCATCCTCTTCTACAATTTCGAAAAATCGTTCTGTTATTTCTTTCTCTAATATAAAGAGACCATAAAGCATAGCCATTACGCGGTCGTCATGAAAACCAGCTCGAGCTTTCCATGTACCATTAGGATATCTGACAAAGTTTCTTAGCTCCATTACTGTTTCTTCTTCATTTATACTAACAGTACGCACTTCATTCATAAAGTAGCGCATGTTTAATACTCCTTTATATTTTGTGTTAGTATGGGCTATCATTCCTCTCATTACATTGCGTCTGTGTGCATTAGCATTTCCATATGATACTATCTTTTCGTATCCTAAATCAGTAGCTAACCTATCTACCACTTGAGCTCCGCAATTATTTCGCTCTATTAAAGCGAGAGGTGATCCCCAATTTCGAAGAATTTTATATACTCTATTAGTAAACTCTAAAGGTGGTATCTTATTGTTTCTATATACAGCTACTTGTTTAATATCTCTTATGTCAGTAATATCTAATATTTGAATGACAGAAGCATCGATACCAACACCTTCTGATATATCAACACCTGCGACATATAATTTAGTGTCGTCTGGCTCTTCCCAAATTTTATAATGACCTTCATCTAATAAAATTTTGGGCTTGGATACTTTTTGCATCATTTCTTCGAATAGTTCATCATCTAGTGTTGATTCACCTGAATGAATAAACTCACATTCAAATTCTTGTAACCAGGCGTCAGCTGAGCCAATAGCAGTTTTAGTAGCTTGCGCCCAAGCTTTATCACGCCCGGGTATTTCATTCCATTTTATCTTATCATGCGCCCACCCATTTTCACCTTCTATGGCTCCGTGGTATAATTTATAAAATAGATTATCAGTACCATTAGCTGTTGAGCATACAAACACCTTAGACTTTTTAGAAGAGGTAATAATAGGGAAAACCGATTTCCAGAATTCTTCTACCAAGTGAGGCTCAATAAATGCCATCTCATCAATGACTAGACAGTTAACAGACTGACCACGTGCAGCAGTACCCGTTGTAGTTGTAATACCTATCTTACTTCCATTCTCTAATGTCATAGAAGTTTTAGCATATTCTTTAACAGGTGGCTTTAACCAGTTTGGAAGCTCTTCATATGCCATTCGCACTCTCTGAAAGATTTCAATAGCAGTAGCTTCTTTGTTTGCTACTAACAATATACGTTGATCACTATTAAAGCATGCCTGCCAGAGGATGTATATAGACATCATAGTAGATTTACCAATCTGTCTAGAAGCCAGTAAGCAAAAGAACCGATTATCTCGCATAAGCCTTAATGATCTCTTCTGTGGTTTATAAAGCTTAATTTTTTCTCTTCCTCTATCTAGATTAACAATATGAAAAAAGTTTTCAGCAAAGTAAAGTATATTACCACTAGCTTTTTTGAGATCTTTTACCTGTTGCTTAGTGTATTCACCCTTCCAATTAACATTAGGTAAGTTGCGGTTACCCATGTAGAACATATTATCTTGCCTAGACACAGAAATATTTAATTAAAAACATAAATAATTACATGTCTGATAAACGTAAAGAAGATTTATATTCTATAGGTGCAATATACGGTGATATGCTCAACGGTATAAAACCAATGTTAGTAAAAGAAGAAAAAACAGTACCCGTGGGTGAGATTGGAAACGCCGATCTTATAACAAAGGACAGTGGACCTACAGAAAAGGGAGGGTTTAAACCAGCAGCAGTTGATATAGATGTAATGACTGATAAGGAAAAGGACGAAAATCTTTATAATATAAAGGGCCTTACTTATGGCGATGGCAACAACCCCGGAATAGGTAATCAGAGGCCAGAGCCAACTGGTCCGGAATTTGGGCAAGTGCCATATACAGGTAATGTTGGGGGACCAGAAGAAGATGAAGAAGAGGAAGATAATAAAGGCGTCGGAGAAAACGAAGAAGATGAAGAAATTTTGTCAGAACACGAGAAAAACGCCCGTAAGAGCCTAAATAATTTTATGGCCAAACAATCCGTATTTGATAAACTTTATAATAAGGTAATGGTTTCGGAAGAGTTCGAAGAGGAATTTTCTGAGACTGAAGACCTCAAAGCTCTTGGTATTACCGAAGAAGAGCCAGAGGATATTACAGTCACTTTACCTAGCGAATTAGCACAAACCCTCTGTGATATTCTTACAGCAGCTTTAGAAGATCAAGAAGTTGAAGTTGAGACTGAAGTAGAAGTCGATGAAACTGAAACATTGGACTTTGAAGAGGATGAAGAAGCAGTAATGAAAGATGGTGGGGGATACGGTGTAGATGCCGGCTCAACTCTTAAAGGAGAAATAAATTACGGTAAAGGCGGACAAAACAAAGTTGGTAAACTTAAACCTGCTACCGGTCTTGCACAAAAAGATGGTGGAGGATACGGTGTAGATGCTGGATCAACACTGAATCACACAGTTGACCACGCCCTCAAAAATAACAAAGTTGGTACTCTTAAGCCTGGCCCGCTCCCCGGCGCTTAAGTCTTTAATTAAAATTTAAATTAATAAAGCCCGTTGAGTTACACCTCTTCGGGCTTTTTTAATAAATATAGATGTGAGGTTCTATAACAAAACTCTTAACAAAAAGTTTTGGTCAGAGGATAAAAAATTTGATCCAGAAATTAGACAAAAGCTTCTGAATATTTCAGAGGACTTTATTGATAATTTAGATTTAGAAAATGTCGACATACATGACATTACTCTTACTGGTAGCAATAGTAACTACAATTATAATGATTATTCTGATCTAGACGTTCATGTATTAATAGATTATAAGGATATTAACGAGGATGAGGATCTAGTTAAAAAGGCGGTGGATGGGCAGCGCTTTAGGTGGAACCTTAGACATAATATTAATTTAAGAGACCATGGCGTTGAAATGTATATGCAAGATAAAGACGAACCTCATATTGCTTCCGGTCTTTATTCTCTATTAAATGATGAGTGGGTTACTGAGCCTTCATACGACCCGCCTTCTATAGATGAACGAGATGTGTACAAGAAGGCTAGTACAATAAAAGATGATGTAAGGATTTTAAAAGATAAGCTGGGAGAGGTAAAGGGTACTGCTGCTAAAGATCTTCATGATAAAGCTAATCGCTTAAAGCAAAAAATTTCTAAAATGAGAAAGCGTGGTCTAGCTAGAGAAGGTGAGTTTAGTGTAGAAAACCTAGCTTTTAAAATTTTACGTAATTCAGATGTTATAAGCGATCTAATAGATATTATTGCCAATTCTTACGATAAAATTTATATGGAAAATTTTAAGACCTTTTTCGAGTACTTTCAGGGCAACCCAATAATGAATCCTCATATGCGTAATGGTAAAAATCCTAATAGGATTGGACCTACAAAAAAGCATCTTAATACTGAACCTAAGGTACACCAGCACAAGTGCCCACACGTAAGAAATTTAATTAATAATGGAGCCGGCCAAATCCTACTCATGGGTCAGCCACTGCACAATACACTGGGGTTATACGATGTGCAGTATGCCCCGGGCCAAGTTAAAGGGTTGGGAAATTCTGGCGTACATGTAAAAATGTATGAAGATGAAGAAGGTAATCAGTGCGGAATGCTAGAAAAAAAATAAAATGCCACTTTGTAACGAAAATACAGCAACATCTACACCGGATGAAATATTCGCGGCAGCAGCTATCCCAGCATGTGGAAAGTTTGTTAACCCGGGCAATCTTCAGTGCGAGCAGTTAGTATATAATCAGGCGTTTAGTGATTTAATTAACAATTATGGCATACCTATTAGCTATTTTATAAACACATTTAATACATTATCTGCGGATATGTTATATGGCCAAGACCCAACACAAGAGTTCTTCGGGCCTATTGAGATGCAAATGTATATTGAGCTCTCAGATGACGCTGTTAGTTTAACTAAATTCGGATTTGATCCTGGAGATGAATTTACTGCATTTGTCCACATAAGTTCGTTTACAACCTCTGTATCATCAAAATTTGATTATGCTTCTTATAATCAATCAATAGAACCAAAATCAGGAGATTTAATAAGCTTAAGTGCATTAGGTTGCGACAGGCCCAATGGTCGAGGTGAAGTAGTTTATCAGATCACGGAGAGAATGGATCAGGATATGGCCGCGTTGAACCCCGCTCTAGGCCATTATGTATATCGTTTAAGAGGTAAGCGATTTGAATATTCCTTCGAAGACGGTCTTTCAGCGCGCGCTACTTATGACACAGGAGCTCTTTCAAATACTGATTGGCCACAAAGCGAGCCTGTTAATGAGCAGATATTTGATAGTTCGTTCAGCGGAGTGGTGTCCTCTACACTTACCGATCAAACATCATCTGAAGGTAAAACCTATCGTGAATCTGGTAACGATCCATATGATATCGATACTTCTTCTAAGAAAGATGTGTTAGATATGAGCGTTAATGATACCGATATATATGGTTCTTATTATTAAGATAGAACCGCATTAACAATTGTATCTGCATCGTGGATATCTGTTACATATTCGTAAGGGCATTCATGAATGACGCCATTAAAGCTATAATCATATAGATACGAGTCAACTAGCCCCCGTGGAAATTCTTTGACAGGCATCAAATTGTTATGAAAAGGGTAACCAAATTGTTCTGGTTTAGTAGCTACCCACGTAACAGTTGAAGGTAATCCCATAGCCGCGGCCGCATGCTGCAGAGAAGAATCAATAAACAATCTTTTTTCAGAAAAGGGTAGCATGCTAAATAATTCTTTCTTTGATATCATACTATCATATCGAATACAATCCTCCAGGCGTGGATGAAACTCATAACATATATGTAAAATATTATATTTGTCTTTTAACTTGTCTACTACTGCTTGCGCTACTGATGGGTGTAGATCTCTAGTCCAGGCATATGGGTGTGGTTGATGATCTTTTCCAGGCCCTCCAAATGGCTGAAAAATTAAAAGCGGCTTATTATTTTTAGGTATAAGTGCATCGATTGTTGCCGCCCCAACTTCTTGTTCTCTGAAGTTAAAGGTTAGTTGTGTTGGTTCATTATTATATGGTACACCTACCATATCGCACCATGTCTGTACTAAATGTTTCTCTTTAGTTATATGTGCAGTCTGTCTATAAGGATCTTGCGCGAACACCTCCACATCTTTGTTAAGAATATAATCTTCATAAAAGTAAGGTACGAATCCTAGTCTATAATGCCTCGCTACATCTTTATTTCTTAAAAAGATTTCCGGAAAGGCACATACTACTACTATCTTTCTCTTAGGGTAGGCATTTTTATATGCCTTTATTACAGCTGTTGCAGCTATATGTTTTCCTACACCACCTTCAATTTGAAATACGGTTGTCGCCATTGATATAATTATGACGCTTTATCGTATATTGCAACTTATGGATTGCTTATCATTAAGTGATAAGAACCTAGAGCAGCTGCCCCGCCACCGCTTAACCACACTGCTCCGGCTATCTTCGGATCTTCATTGACATACATGCTACCAGCACTTAAAAATAATCTGTTTGCGTGGAACGCGTGTGATGATATTGAATTCGTCTTTGTGCCTAAAATATGTGCACCGGTATGGGTTGATCTGTTTCTACTACCACCCACTATACTGTTTGCCCCTGCTGCGCGATTATATTCTCCACCCACAACAGTAGCGCCTCCAGTAGTAGCACAGCTACTAAATCCACCAGCGACTGTGGTTCGGTCGTTGGTTGCGTAGTTTTGCTCCCCGCCGCCTACAAAGGATTGACATCCACTGGCAACATTCGAGCATCCTCCAACGACGGCCGCGCCGCTGTCGCAGACCTTATTTTCTGAACCCCCGGCAATTACTGTACCACTAGCATAAACTGCATTACAACATCCTGCTCCAATAAATGCTTCCGTGCTAAGCACTAGGTTACTAATACCAGAAAATATTGAGCTTCTATCTCCATTAACGGCAATTAAGTGTTTACAGCCACCGCCGACCGCGGAGAAATCACCTAGTGCCTGATTGCAAAATCCACCTAGAATAGAAGCTTTATGGCCACCGGTAACATTGTGACACCCGCCGCCGATAAACGAATAAGAACCATCACTAATACAACTACTGAGACCACCAACTATAACACCGGCCTCGGTTGCAATTGTGTTATATGTTCCCGCTCCAATAAACCCGGTACAGGAATTAACACAGTTACCTAACCCGGCAACAATAGCGCTACCGCATTGCTCAATGTAATTGTCGCTACCTCCGCCAATAAATGAACTAAGTGCGCATATAGTCGTCAGATTATCATTACCACCGACAATTGTACTCATTTCACCATTGGTAATATTGTTATATCCACCAACTAATACAGCCCCACGAGAAAAGCATTCATCTTCCCCACAGCCATTTATGTAATTATTATACCCACCGCCAATAAACGTGAATCTACCACAAGCTATACTACTTGCCCCACCGACCACAGTAGATCCTACACTCCTAGTTATATTGCATGTACCACCACCCACAAAAGAGCTTAGCCCAGATGCTATGTTACGGCTTCCTCCTCCAACAAAAGAATTTTTCCCCTCAGCAACATTATTATCACCACCAACAACAACCGAACATGTCCCACAGGCTGCACCACTCACGCCACCTACAACTGAAGCCCCTTCACCGGTAACTAAATTACTCAAGCCACCTACAATAGAGGTGTATGTTGCAGCAGCTTCGTTGTTTTTACCTGCACCAATAAACGCAGCTGGGCCACTACTAGTATTAGTATCACCTGCAACCGTTGCAGCACTAATACCTGAGGTTGTATTACAACCACCACCGACAACCACCGATCGTTGACCGGTTGCTATATTACAAACCCCGCCCAGTATAGCTGCTTCTGCTCCAGATGCTAAACTACTTAGACCGCCCACAATAAGTGATCCTGCTCCAGATGCTAAATTTATACAACCACCACCGACAACTGATTGAGTACCTGATGCAATTGCGCTAGCGCCTCCAGTAATAGTCGACTCTGCGCCACTGGCTATATTTTTACATCCCCCGCCAATAAATGAGCACGTTCCAAAAGCTCTACTACTCACGCCCCCGGCTAACACCGAATGGTTACCAATCGCTTGGTTACTAAATCCACCACCAGCAATACTTCCTATGCCAGATGCTCTACCGCTAGCTCCACCAACCACAGCAGAGCTCAATCCTGATGCTACGTTAGAAAATCCACCACCGACAAACGATGTAGCGCCGCTAGCATTACCTTCATATCCTCCCGCCACGGTTGCACAACTACCAGCTGCAGCGTTACAGGTACCTAGGGCTGCAGCACATGTACCACCTTCTCCATTTTCACCTAATACTATGTTACCTGTACCACTTATATTACCTGCGATTGTTTGCGTAGTGCAAAAATAATTGTTTTTTAATGGCGATGCGATAGGCTGAACCGGTTTATTAGACCCTCCATGATCGATATCATATTCTGCTCCGGATAAATAATTTAAAAATGAACTTAAGGACCCGCGTCGCGTTTGACCAGACTCAACAACTGCCATTAACTCATTACCGTCATAAGGTAATTGATTGTCGGGTAACCCAGTAATTTTAATTCCCATACATATATTTATGTAAAGGTGTAATTACTTCGGCGCTTTTAATCGACAACATGTAGCGATAGCTACAGCAAACACAGCAGATAATATTAAATGTGTTTGAAAATTATCGATAGATTCACAGGCTGCTGGGCAATTTATATCCTTTATATTACCTTCATTCGCTGCTTGTAATATCACCTGTACCTCTTCGGCAGCAAAGTAACCACGAAGAACAAACGCTACAATTATAGCTGCTAGTATATAAACTAGATACTTTGGTTTCATTTTTTAATAACCTTCTCTGGATTATCAGCGAAGCGCTTACCAAGTTTTACGATTCCTGCTATAACCTCCGGTGATATTACGCCTATAATACCATAAGTCATAGCTTTATATAAAGAGGATATTTCTGTTTGTTCTAATACAAACCAAGCTATTAGCGATGCAATAGCAGCAGTGAGAATTTTTTTAAGTTGTTGAACCCATGTCAGTTTATTACCTGAAGACAGTAAACGAGCCAACATTCCACCTGCCCCAATGAGAGGTACAATCCAGCCACCGCTTACAAATTCACTTAATAGGGACTTATCAGGTTCCATATGTATTATTTATAGTCTTGAAATAGAGGAATCCTAGATATAATAAGATAAGT